ATTATTTGCAAATAATTGTGTTAGAGGCCGCGAGCTTTCATAGCAGCACGGGATGCAGCAACAGCCGGATTCTCAAGCGTTGCTTCTTGAGTGTCTTGCTGAGTTTCAACAGGAGCAGAAGTGCTCAGTTGCTGAAACATTTCGGATTGCTGCATAGCAGCGTATTGACGTTGGTAGCCAGACAGAACAACACCAAAGGCGTCATCAGCGAGAGCTTCCAGAGAAGCAGCAGTAGTGGTTGCTTCTTCTTTTGGCATAACTTCAGAGAGTTGTGCAGTGCGTTCAGCGAGCTTAGCTTCAGCTTGAGCTTTGGCAGTGGTAGCTTCCATTTCAGCAAGCTTCTCTACGGCATCAGCCAACAGAGTTTCTTTCTCTTGCATTGCAGCAGTAAGAGTTGCAACTTGCTCACCAAGGGCCAGCATCGCAGTTTCTTTTTCTACCATAACGGCAGTAAGCTGCTCATGTGCAGCCTGTAGCTCTTCAAGTTGTTGCATCTTTAGTACATCCTCGTTAGCACCGGAGAGTGCAGTTTTATTAAAATTGAATGGATTCGTAGGTAGTTTCATATCCCCTTCCATGCGAGATTCAGCTAATTGAGAAATGTAGAGATAGAATTCATCTACACCCATAACGCGATCAGCCAGACCCAAGGCAAGTGCTTCTTCTGGAAGGAAGGTGCGTGCCTCAGTTGCCTTGACTTGCTCTTCGGAGATGTTGCGATAGGAGGCAACATGGCTCACGAAGTCCTTATACATAACATCAACTTTCTGCTGAATGTCCTGTAGGAAGGATTCTTTGAATTCACCCTCTGCATCAAAAGGTGTCTTATCTTCACCAGCTTGGATAAAGGTTCGCTTGTAACCTTCTTTCTGGAGCTTTTGGTTGTCGTTCATCAACCTCACAACAACTCCGATGGAGCCGACTTGACTGCCCTCGGACAGAATGATTTCATCAGCAATAGCAGCAGTTGCATAAGCAGCCGATGCCGCAACCCCATCCACATAAGCAAGAATCTTAACGTCATTCTTGTCTGCAAGCTTTCGGATAGAATTCATTGTAGGGAAGAGTTGATGCGCTTCTCCACCACCAGAGTTAAGAATTAGTCCTACAGTCTTAACTCCTTGCTCTACAGCATAGGAGAAGTCTTGTTTAAACTGCTGGTAACTAAAGCCCCCACAATCCATTCCCATGAAAGAGATGGGCTTGTAGGAAGTTGCGCCTTCGATGGTGAACAGAGCAGCAGCATCGTCTCGGTAGATGGTGTAGCGGGAGTTGTGATCTAAGTCTTCTTCCAGCTTCTCAGCCACCTTGACTTCACGTCCGTCGCTGTTATCGAGGTATTCAATTACGTTTTCAAATTCACTCAGAGACATTAATTGTGGCGTGTTTACCACTTTCTTTCTGAGATGGTATAGTGCATGTGCCAAATTAATTCTCCAAATTACTTGTTGAGTTGTCGGTTTCGGAGGCATTATCGGAAGTTCCATTTGAACCACCTTTTTCCATCCCTTCACCAGCACCAGAAGTGTAACCAGTTAGTCGATGCTCGATATCCTGAATCAACTCTTCACCGTCGAAAGGGATAGGCATATTGGCTTGCTTGGCAATCCAGTTAACCGTCTTAGCATCACGGCTCATAAGACCCACTGCCGACACCCGTTGGATAAACTTACTGAGAGTTTCAAGGTCAACAGGGAGAACATCCCCATAAGTGATGCGAGGAAGAACTTGCTTCTGTACACCATTCAATGCAAACAACTGGGGTACAAGATCATGATTTAGAGCTTGTTCAATCTCACGTAGAGTAGTTTCTACAGAGAGGCCAGTTACACCAGCCATACTCTCACTAAGAGAGTATGAACCACTACCATCCTGACCAAGCACAAGCTGTTGAGCAAACAGAGCTGTTAGGATGCTCTTACGATAAAACTCAATGATGGAGAGAACGTCATAGGCTTTCTGTCCACCAGCTTCTACAGTACGGAGGTTGTAAAGAGGATTACCCCTCTCATCACGGTCAGATGGAAGCACCAAACCTGCCTGAGCATTCTGGTGTACGTTACGAATAACATTCTGCCAGAACAAATACTCTTGCTTCTTCTCATCAGGAGCATCCACTGCCATAACGTCAGCAGGTACTTCAATGATAGGAAGACCTTGCAAATCTTTAACCACCCCTACAGCAAGAAACTCTTCAAGAGATGTTTTAAGACGCCATGCTCTCCATGCACCAACCAAGAATGAAGACCCTTGAGGGCTATTCCCTTTACGCTTATTGCGAAGGTTCATCACTTTCTTCATTGGGATAGAGACGTAGTTTTTACCATCCTCTCCCATTTCAGCCATTTTCCAAGGCTGTGTAGGATCAACTCCTTGGGGCTTTGTAATATACTGACAAATATGTGTAAGCTTGCGTCCAGTTTCTTCATCCCACTTCCAACCACGGACAGTGTGCTGGTCAATGAGAGAGAGAGAACGAACACCCACTTTGTTGTCGTTAAACTTGCTACCAGATCTGTATGTCCGGTTACGATACACTTTCTCAAAAGGAGCAAATCCATATTGACGCAGGCTTACAGCCTGAGCAATAAACTCTTCAAAAGGGTGCTCCATGTCTTGAAACAATGCTTGCTCAAGGAAAGCAGCCTCTTCTTCAAGCTCATCTTCATAACCTTCTGGAATTGTCACCTTCCATTTAACACGACAGATAGAGGCGTTAGGTACATCAAGAGCTGGTTGAATATCCTGATCTTCAGCCATTTGGTCGAAGGTGCGGATGCTCTGAGGGAATTGCAATTCTTGCTTACAGCTCTCAAGAATCTCACCACCAAGGGCTAATGTCCCATTATAGGAAATTTGCCCAAGACGCATACGAGGGATAGGTTGTGTAGCATCATCAGAAGCACCAGAGGCTTCGTCTAGCTGTAAGCTACTCTCGGCCATTCAAGAGCCTCCTTCTTTGTTGGTGATACTGCCATTCACGAGAATGAGGGCAGTGTTGATTTTGTTGTAATGCTTCCTGCTTGCAGACCACCGAGGATTGATGGTAGAGTACGTTTGGTTGCCAGTGCGGAGTAGCTGTCCGATGTGGCATCGAGTTGGTCATCGGTGCAACGGCGCGAACCATCGTAAGCTTCAAGTTCATTGAAGTATGCCTCGTTCCATGGCCCTTGAATGTAGTCCACAAGCCCATGCTCTGCCGCAACAGCAAATGGTTGGAATCGAACAACCTTGGATTTGTTACCAACTTGCATAACTGAGACGTTAGTAACACCCTCACCATGTAGATATTTAATCTGTTCACCAGCAGCCACTTTCCCAGCAGCAGCAGGGTCTCTCGGAATTGTAACCTTAGTGCCTTCAGGATCAAGAAGTGCAGTCTCGGCAATCCTCTTCATCACTTCACCATACCGAGCTTGAAATCGGACAACATCAATAATGACATACCTACCTTCTTTGGTACGCCCTAAAAGTACGCCTGCTGTCCAGTCAACTCGTGGGTTCATTTCACTTGGCAGGGAACCAGCGATGTCCCATGACCTTACAAAAGAAACAAACTGTTGTTCGTGGTAAACTACAGGCTTCACCCAGTCACGTTTGAAGTAACCTGAAGATTCTTCACGGACGAACCAATTACCGTGAAGCAATCTCATCTTCTCTACACGGGGCAGTGACTGAAGTTTGAAAATGTAGGTCTTATCTCGGGAGAGGAGGACGGGGTTGTCTTCACATGTTGCGGGGAAAAATACAAACGACATAGGACCGCAATCAGGACCAAACTTTTCGTATAACTCTTCTTGAGTCTTTGCCCACACCATGTCATTGCCCATACGAACAAACCATGTGCGAACACCATCCATATCCTTACGAGGGAAACCTTCCTCATCAAGATACCCAGCGTCCTCAAGCCACTTCCTAAGATAAGAATCTGCTTGCGGGTTTGCCGTTAGAATCATTTTCGGAGTCATCGGAGCAGAAGTACGCATCCGAGAGATAAAATAGGTTATTTGAGACTCTTCAAATTGCTGGGCCTCATCCGCTAGGAAAAC